TCTCGCCTAGATCGCCAGACTTGCGGAAAGCGGTGTCCTTTTCTACGGAATCAACTCTCTTTCCAATTTCATTAAAAGTACCCTTGATCTGATTTACATCAGTTGTTGTGGCATCAAGAGACTTCTTCATATTTGCAACTTCATCACTAAGTGACTTAATTGTTGCTGTTAGATCGCCAAAGGCATTAGTAACAGATTCCTTGATTTCTGCAATTGCATTTGCAATTACTTCGTCAGCCTTTTCAGCATCTTCTGCTGCTGGCTCTTCTGGAGTCTGAATTGCATCTTCTACTGAAGATGTAGCACTATCTTCTACAACTGAATCAGATTTTTCTGCTTCAGCAACTGGTGCTTCCGCTTCTACTACTGCCTCTGTTGCTTCTGTTGGTTGTGCCTCTGGAGCAACCTCTGTTGATACTTCTATTGTCTCTTCTGCTGCTGGAGCATCAAGAACTGTTGTATCTTCTGACATAGGGTTTACCTCCTTGTTAATCTTAGAAGTATTAATGCCTTTAGCACTATCAACTAAGAATTTTATCATATCTGCTTTATCTAAGTCATTCTTTTCTACAAAACCAATGTTTTTCATCTCGTTGCCACTTACTGGGCTGACATATGTTTCTTCATCAGATGTAAGGACAATTCCTGTTTCTTCATCGTAGAATACATTTTCTACAACGGTATTTGCTATGTCACCCTTAATTGTGCTTACGCCATCAACTTTTTCAACTGACATAATGCTTGCAAATTGATTTGCTGGTGAATCTACCAAAGATAATTCTACTAGATCATAGTCTTTGATGATTCTGATTGACTTATCAAGTTCTTCATTATATGCATCATCCCATTTATTCATTCGTCCCCCAATAGAAAAACCAGTATATGTTCCGTCAAGAACTTTTTCCCAAGCATCGCTTGCACCTTTAGAAATATATGTAGAAACATAGATTCCCTTATAAAACTTTTTTGATTCTGGATCAAAATACTTTTCTTCTTTAAATGAAATCATTTTGCCAACTGCTGAAGGTTGGTGCATTTCACGAATATTACCACGAAACTTTGCAAAAGCATTCATAGATGCTTCTGTTGTAACAATGTCAAATTGTTTGTCGACATTATCTAATGATGCAAAACCAGAGACAATTCTTTTTTCAATATCTACTTTGCCGAAGGGCATTGATAGGCGAACATTGTCACCGTCAGTGGTCCAAAAAGCCTTATTTGTGTTCATAGTGTATTCCATTATACCAAATGTTTTTGTAGATTTCTCAATTATTGAGATGCTCTACCTTCACCTTTCGGATTTCGTCCAGCAACTGTTGCAGACCCATCAGATTGGCTGTTAGTTCTTTCTGCATCCCTAGAGCGGTTACCATTTGCCCTTGAATCTGCTGCCTGTCTTGGACTAAGTTCAAGTGGGGCATCTCCATGTTCTGCCTGTGGAAGATCAAGAATTTCACGAGCCTCATTAGGTAGCATAATTTGATTTTTAACATAACGCTCAAGAATTTGTGATTGTGCAATTTCATCTGTAAGGGTTAGTTCGTTAAATTTAAATTGAAGAATATCTGTTCGTTCCTTGATAATTTTTGATATAACTTTTTCAAGGTGCTGTTGCTCTGGACGTGAAACCTGTTCCTTGAAAGTTCTGTCTTGGGCTAAGGCTGCAGCGATTGCGCCCGAATCAGAACCACCAAGTTTAGAAATTGGAACCTGATGAGCAATTAAAATATCATCACGATTTTGCTTGCGGTACTCCTTAAATGAACCATCTTGAATACCGTTTTCGATTGGCTTCATATCAAACTCAACCTTAGAGTGATCATTGTCGCCTGGAAGCGGAATGTACAAGGTTCTGTGTGATTGAGATTTTAACCCAGTCTGCAAAAATCTAAACATTTTATCTTCAGCATCAGCAGACAGTTTAGCGCCTTTAAGAGTAATAACATATCTTGGCACTGCCTTGTTTTCAAAATAATCAATATTGTATTGAGAAGCAAGTTGATCACCAATTAAAGATGGAAGAGCAGCAATAATATCAGGCACTCCATAATATGTATTTAATGGAGAATAATCTTTAAAATGAATAATCTCATTTGGACGATTATCTCCAGTTAGCGGGTTTTTATTTGTAGCGGCAAAGTTACGGAAGTAAACAACCTTTGGTCCAATGATCTGCACATAGCCATCACGAATTCGGCGTACTCTCATTGTTGTAGATGGAATGTGTCCAATATATCCAATTTCTCCATTTACCATTCTGCCAACTTCCATATAACCATTTCCAGTTGCCTGAAGGTCTGTATAAATTTTTTCCATTGTACGTGTAAAACTATCATCGTCATTTAAGGATTCTAGCCAATCACGAATTTCTAACTTTGCTCTTTCAATACGATTACGTGCACGATCAGTTGCACCTTTGTCTGCATTGTTTTCAAGGCTCATCATTGTTCGATCTGTTACATCAAAACGATAACCAAGACCTACAACATTTTCTACTTTTGCATCAATGGCAGCATGATTAGCAAAAGATGTATCATAAAAATTAGCAAGTTCGTACATATTATATGGTGGAGTAATTACATCAAACAAACCATATCCATTACGATAAACAAGACCAGGATTGATTGCCTTAGATCCAGAATCTTTAAGGCCCTTTGGATCAGCATTTGCTGAATTTAAGTATGAGTCACTAAGTAGATCAATGTTTCCGTTGGTTGCAAGATATCCTTCTTGTGTTACTGCTTTATTTACCTGTCTTGTAATACGACGTTTAAAATTATCTTCAAGTCCCCCAAGATTTTTTAATTCATCCCAAGACTTATTAAATGGATCGCTGTTTTTAAATTGGCTTTCTGGTTTTTCAGTAGTGCCAAGTCTGGCCTCTATATAGTCGCTATTACTCATCGAAGGCAGCCTTTCCTGCTTTATTAAGAGTTTGCTGTGCTGCATGCCATGCACCCAAGTCGTTCATGGATGGAATTAAACCAGATTTCATACGATCCATTTGCTCTGAGTGTTCTTCGTCTGAAATACGAGTAAGTCCTGGAACAAATACTGCTTCTCCATCGCCATCATCTCCATAGTATTTTGCTGCTGCTTTGAGTTCTGCAATCTTTGCTACATCATTACGCATTGCCTCAATATTAAGAACATTTCCCTCTCCATCAGTAAACCACTTGCCACTTGCTTTTTTGTATACGTATAGCCCCCAGTTATACTTCTTTTCGATTACCTGCCTACGTACATTTTTAACAATGGGTTCGCCAGTTTCGGGATTTATTAAAGAATTCATAACCACCAGTATACCATATTAGGCAGGAGTTACGATACTACTTGACCAAGATGCATCCTTATACACCTTAATCTTGTTTGAATCAAACGTCATTCCTTGCCCATCATCAATAATAATCTTATTAGTGCCAATATATGTTTTATAGATTTCTGAAGGATTTACCCCATAAGTCTCTGAAGTTGAAACAACAAGCATGCCATTCCAGGTGTAGTTTGTATCCCAATACTGCCAATCAAAGTTTGTAGCCCCATCTTGCTTGACCTTAGTCCAAGGCCTTGTAATATTACTTTGAATTTGTTGAAGATTGTTAGTTTTATAATAAGAAACATTATTAAAGACTCCTGGACCATTAACATTTACTGAGCCAATATAAGAGTCAAAGATCAAAGAATTATTAAAAGAAATACCAATAATTGACCATTCTTTAATTGTTAAAACAGGTTCTCTAACAACAGAGCCATTTATGTAATACGATATTCCATTGGTTGCTTCTCCTGTAGAATCATTAATAGCAAAAATCTTTGCTCTTGATCCCTCAGTATTTGTTGATTGAACATAAAACTTAATAGTTTCATTTTTGTGTTTTATTTCAAAAAATTGTGTAGGGGTAGACTCAAACTTTGAATTATCATTTCTATACCAAGTTTGAAAAGCACTAACTCGGTAGTTATCAGCAAGACTTGAGTTTACTGGCATAGATATACCTCTGTCAATTGACTGATCAAATGTTCCACGGACTTCAATACCCGAATTTCTTGTCATATAAAGGTATGGAGTGCTGCCCTTATAAATGGTATATGGGTTTTTAGACTTATAGTCATAATATAGTCCAGACTTTTTATATGGATAGACTTGTGTGCCAAATTTTGTTCCAACTGGATTAAACGAGTTATTATTAAACACCTGAGAAGAAAGTGATAGGTTTCTCAGTGTTATTGGCTTAGTTAGTGATCCACGAATATCAAACTCAAGACTATAGACAATTGCTAATTTATTAAAATCAATTGTTTTGGTAGGATAAATAAGTGTATTGTCAACAACTTCAAACTTTGTAGTTAGCCATTGAGGATGATTATCTATATCTAAAATTCTACTGGCTAAAGGCTTATCTAGTTTAGGAAAATAACTTTGTGGAGAATTGGCACCTTCGTCTATATATTGAAAAGTAATATAACTTTTTATTGATGCACCTGTAGTGTCATACGCATATGCACTTATGGATGCTTGAGCCATATCTAAATAGTCTAACCATCCCTCTGCCCCTTGATCTGCTAGATCTGCATACGTTTTTTGGGTTGGAGAAGAGTACATTTTGTCTAGTTCTCCATATGAGAATGACTCAATGCCAACTTGAGTTTCAGTTATTTTTGATGGCAAAGGGTAGTCAACATTAAATTGCAAAAAATCTAAATCGTAATACTCATTGCCAATATCATTTTTAACATATTGTGCAAAATAAGACAATGGCATATAGTCTTCCCAATATCCAGAAACACCGATATCTAGATAAAAGTTATCGTATGCCTCTAAAGGAAGCAGTGTATAACTTGCTGTATGAGCAAGGAGTTCGTCTCCTGAATTAATATTTGCAGTTCCATTACTTAAAAAATGATCAGTAATCTGTGTTTTATTAAAAAGTGTAGAAAATCCAATAGAGTACATATATCCAGCAAATGTTCTTTGTCCAGAATCATCTCCACCAAAATATACAGTTAGGCCATTTCTATTGCCAAAAAATGATGCAACATTTCCACCAAATTCAGATACTAGGGTTTCTATGTTGATTCCAACTGCAAACTTTCTTTCTAATAAAAATTCCTGTCCAACTAAAATATCTTCTTCTACTCCATTATATTTTAGGCAATAGTCTATGCTTGAGCCATTTTTTCTAATAGTAAAACGATTTCCATTTATTGTATTTTTTATTTCAACAATTGTTTGTTCTGTTAGATCATCTTCATTAATTTGAACTACAGCATATATGGCATGTATTTCATCACTAAGAATATTAAGTTGTGGAAAATTAAAGTACGCAGGAGTTGTTGCCCAAGTTTCATTAGGTCTAAATGTTATAAAATTATTTAATCCAACCTGTACTGCTTGATTATCATTATACAAATCTTCTGTAGTTTTTGAACCAATAGACATTTGAGGCAAACTATATGTTGGTGTTTGTAAAGATGTTCTTGATGCAAATAAGTTGTCAAAACTAGCCTGTTGCCATTTTGCAAAACTTGGATAAGAATAGTTTGCGGTATAGTCTGCAAAAGTATAGTCAATAAAAGAAGAAGTTCCTCCATATGCTGAATTAATTCCTTCTGGTGATTCTACTCCTTGGCCATATACCCACCTACGCTTTGCCATTGTTACTGGAACTTGGTATGGATAAATAGCAACACAATCAATCTCAATTTCTGGAACATCTTCATGTGCATAAAATCCAAGCCAGTCCTGCTCTTTTCCACTTGGATCATTTAGTATTGATGGTAAAGGAATAGTCTTTGTGTCAAAAGAAATAGATAGAACTTCTTCTCCATTTACAAGAAGTGTTGCAGAGTCTTTGACTAATCTAATATTTATCAACATTGGTCTATACCACTCACCAACAAAATGTGATTTAAAAGATTTATTAATTTTTAAAGTAAGAAACCCTGACTCTACATATAAGCCATCTGATGAAGATATTGGTCCAAAAATTCTTTTAGGTAATGTTGCATCTGAATTAATTCTTGCCCAAAATTCAACAGTATACTCTTTGTGCCTACCCGCTTCATTTAAAAATCCTTGTCCAGGAATTATTAATGATGGATTATCTCCATTTGGAACAATCTTGGTTAATCCAGATGCTCCATATACTAATGGTATGCTTGTGTTTTTAGCAAATAAAGATGTTGTGCCTGAAAGGTAGTATCCACTTTTATCCCCTAGCCCATACGCCTCTGCTTGAACTGCACGACTATCTTCTATTGCAATTGTATTTGGAAAAGCAACTGTCTGTACTCCAAGAGATGTTGCGTTAAACTCTTCGGCCCACTGTCCTGCACTTATTCCATTTATGTCAAACTCATAGTCTGATGAATTTGCCCCTCCAGATGCAGTTACTATTTTAATTACAATTCTAAATGTAGCAATCTTATTTGGTATTTTAAAAGTTGAAGATATAAAAGACCATTTTGTATAAAGAGGTTCATTAAAGGTTTCAAGTTCTTGAACAATTGAAGATGTGCTTGGATCTGTATATTCAAAGCCAATTGAAACAGAATTAACATAAACACTATTAGAATAAAAATATGAACCAATAGAAAATGTCTCAAGTAAAGAGTCCATATTAGAAAAATTTGTAAGATTTGGACTAACTAAAGATATAGTTCTTGTTGCTCCAGATGGGACAGTTCCCAAAATATTAGTTGAAAGACTATCTTTAAATGGAGGGTTTATTGCTCCACTTCCAGGATCCGTATTGACTGTTGCTCCAGTGACTGTCCACTGAGATTCAATATTTCTTTGTGCTTCTGTTATTAAACTTACGTAGTCAGCCTTATCATCAAGTGCCCACAAAACCAGTGGGTGTTCTGAGAAAATTTTCTCTGCATACAGATTTGACGGGTTAGACATAATTCTCCTATACCCTTATTATAGCAGGCTAGAGACTAGTAAAACTTAATCTCACAAGCGTCAGTTGAGCAATATGCTTCGCCCTCTGCTTCAAGATTTTCTACACCATCATAAATAGCAGACCAATCAATCTTGCCAATCTTGCCTACATATGAGTTGTATTCTTCTCTTGATATTTCTGAATAAGGTTGCTGAGGATAAGTTTTATTTCCCATTGGAAGAAATGAAACTGCCTTTAATTGTCCCTCGTACATATTAAGGGCTGGAGCAATGAACTTCTTTTCCTCTTCCTTATCAAATGAAAGTGTTACAGAAACACCATTATCTGACCAATACTTCTGAGCAGTTGCTGCCAAACCAATTTTTTCAAATAGGCTAACTTGCTTCTCTGCACGTTTGTGTCCAGATGCTACTGGGAAATATACTACTGAGGTATTTGCTGATACAAGGTCTGCTTCAATTTTATACCCCGCTGCTTTAAACAAATGAAGCATTGGATCAGTATTTCCAAAACGAATAGCACGAAGATAGAACTCTCCACCAGGACCCCAGTGAACTCCAGGGGTAGCACCAGAAAGAAGTGATACTGATCCTGAAGGCTTAACTGTTGTTACACGAACTGATTCACGAACACAGAGCCATTCTGAATATGAATGATCATATTTACGAATTGTTTTATACCCTTCGTCCATCCATTCACGAATAACTGGCAAACCATGTTCATCAGCAAATGCAGCGATGCCTGTAAGGGATGTTCCAATACGGCGATTACGTTGCATAATTCCGTTTGTCTGTTGCCAATGAGTTGGCATAAGAGTTACAGTCTTTCCATAAAGATAGGCAAACTTCAATGTCTTGAGGAAGTCCTCCTTGGACTCATGACGATTTAAGTGCACCTCTACAAGTGTACAAAGTTCGTATGATTCTAATGGCTGCTCCGCACAAGGATTGAAGCCCATAATGCGAGCATCTTTATAATCAGGTGCATCGGCAAGACGGCCATAATTACGAGCAACGTCTAACCAGATAAAACCTGGCTCTCCATTGTCTGCAATTAAATCTACATAGTCTTCATACTTAGTTCCAACCTCAGCAGCAATAGAGTTATTACTCATCCATGCCCAACCTGGTTTTTCTGGATCATATGAATTTCTTTCTGGGAATACTTCTGGATTTTTAAGATTAATAAAACCTTCGTCTTCTGGAACACCAAGTGCAAGGGTAGCAGAACGACGAACATTTCCTGATACCACACAGGTACCAATAAGATTTACTAGGTCTACAATTGCACGGCTATCAAGGGCTTCTCCCGCTCTAGAACCGATTACATTGCGAATACGTGTATGGAGATCAATAAGTGGTGCTGGACCGCTTGCAACGCCTCCAAAGCCCTTAATAGGGGCACCTAGAGGACGGATAAGGTCATAGGTAAACTGCTGAATAGGCTGGTTTGCACGAAGAAATGAATTAATAAGTAATCTAACAGATTCTACCCATCCTTCACGGGTGTCTGGGATTTCATAAATAGATGCTGGCTCTGTTGGAGCATAAATAGACATTTGCTTGTCTTGTCCAAGGGTATCAAACCCTACACCAATTCCTAACATCAATGCATCCATTACCCAAGCAAAAAGTGCACCTGGATCATTACGATCAATATCTCTTGTTGAGACCATTGCACAATTTTGAAGGGATGCAGAATTGCGCTTCTCCATAGTCATAGGAGTTCCAAATGCCCAGAGACCACGGCCTGGTGGAGTCCACTTTAATTCAAACATTCTTTGAAATGCTTCTTGGGCAGACTTCTGTGCTTTATTGTCATTCCATGGTAGACGATTATCCTTGGCATGATTTTTTTGAACTGAGTACATACCCTCGATTACACGACGACATACTTCATGCCAGCGTTCTTTAGTCCCGTCTTCTTTAACACGAGAATATGTGCGAATAAATGTTACCTCTCCCAACGAGTTAGATCCTGCATCTGAGAATCCAAATGGTGCTGGAATGGTTTGATATTTATTTACAAATTCTTCTGATAGACGAAAAGAAAATACGCTTTCTGACATTTATTATGTACCTTTCAAAGTAAAATTAGATGAGTACTTCTTAATTTCCGAAGTAGTACCTAAGTATAACATACTTTAAAAAGAAAAACACGCTCAATAAGAGCGTGTCAATCTATAGTTTAGGGTTAGTACTTTATTATTTAAAAAGCGCCCATCATTAACAATGTTAGTTCATCAATTAAACTTCCTGGACCATTAGCAGCAGACAAATTAATATCTCCTGATGCAGTTACTGTTCCAGTTAGTGTTGGTGCTGTTAATGTTAGTCCTGCAATAGTAGTTACTGTTGCACCAGATCCAATTGATGTTGAACCAAGTGTTGGTGCTGAGTATCCTGATACTGTGCCCCAAGATAGTGTACCTGAACCATCTGTTGTAAGATATTTTCCAGAATTTGATGTCTGTGATGGAAGTAAGGCTGCTGCAGCAGTTGATGCTGTTGTTGCACCTGTACCACCATTTGCAATTGGGAGAGTTCCAGTTACACCTGATGTAAGTGGAAGACCTGTAGCATTTGTAAGAGTACCGCTTGTAGGTGTTCCAAGTGCTCCATTGAATAATACTGGTGCTCCTGCAGATCCTGTATTAACTGCTAGTGCTGTTGCAATACCAGTTCCTAGACCTGAAATACCAGTTGAAACAGGAAGACCTGTTGCGTTTGTAAGTACACCAGAGGCTGGTGTTCCTAGTGCTGGAGTAGTCAAAGTTGGTGAAGTTAAAGTTTTGTTAGTTAAAGTTTCTGTAACATCTTTTAATGCTGTTCCATTTACATAATATGATTTTCCTGAAGCAATATTAATATGTTCTGATGAAGTCCAAGCATCTGTAGCATCTACCCAGTTAAATGTCTTATCTGTTGTACCCTTTAATGTTATACCGCCACCATCTGCTGTTACATCTGTTGGGGATGCAATATCTCCAAGAACAACATTTTTATCATCTACTGCAAGAGTAGTTGAGTTAATTGTTGTGGTTGTTCCGTTTACAGTCAAATCGCCAGTAACTACAAGATTGTTTGCTGCTGTTACTGTACCATTTAAAGTAATATTAGATGTTGCTCCAGAAGAAGAACCAACTGTAATTGCTGTGGTTCCTCCTGTTGAGCCAGTTCCAATATCAACTGTCTTGGTTCCAGATGTTGTTGCACCAGTTCCAATTCCAATTACACCAGTTGTTCTTCCTGATCCTCCGCCAAGTGTGAGGTTTCCAGTTGTTTGTGATCCACCAAGTGTAATATGTCCGCTAGTTGTTGGGAATAACAAGTTAACTGATGTGCTAGCACCTGGTCCATTTACTGTTGAAGGTAATACTACAGTACCTGTAAATGTTGGGGAAGCAAGTGGTGCCTTAGCATCCATCTGAGTCTGAATTGCAGAAGTAACACCGTCTAGATATCCAATTTCTGTATCTGTTACGCCTGTTACTCGCAACTGAATATTTGTTGAATCTACTGTAATTGTATTAGATGCATCGTTATAAGTTAATCCAGTACCCAAAATTCCGCCAATGGCATCTTGTGCTGCTTCATTAAAATCTGAAATTGTTGATGCTGTTTGTGAGCCTGTGTGGTTTGCACGAGCAAGGGGGTCTGTTGCTAATTTAGACAATGCAATTGCTGCTGATTCATTAATATCTGCATTCAAGATAGTTCCATCAAGAATCATTGTTGATGTGACTGTTCCTGAAGGAAGTGTTACAGTTCCTGTAAATGTTGGATTTGCTAGCGGTGCCTTAAGATCAAGCGCCGTTTGTGTAGCAGTTGAAACTGGCTTATTAGCATCTGTTGTATTATCAACGTTTGCAAGCCCTACATCTGATTTTGTAATTCCAGTAGGTGTATTGATTACTGGAGAAGTTAAGGTTTTATTTGTAAGAGTGTCTGTTGAGTCTCTTAGGACAACTGTTCCTGTTGCATCTTGAAATGTAACCGTTCTGTCTGCTGTAGGGTCTGTAACTGTTAATGTTGTTTCAAAAGCATTTGCTGTAGCACCTTCAAAAACAATTCCTGTTGTAGCATTAATTGTTGTGCTATTAATAGTAGTAGTTGTACCACTTACAGTTAGGTCTCCTGATACTGTAACATTTCCGCTACCGTCGGCCAAAACAACAGTTCCAGTTGCATCTGGGAATGTAATAGTCCGATCTGCAGTTGGATCTGTTATTGACAGGGTAGTTTCAAAGGCGTTATCTGTAGCACCTTCAAATGTGATACTTGAGCCAAAGGCAGGGTTTACTGTTGAGTTAGCATCAACAAAGTAGTCAAGGTTGATCCAGTGATTTGTACCGTCACCAATTTTAAATTTATTTGTATCGGTTTCATATCCGATTTCACCTGCGTTGAGGATTGGGCCATTGCCAGAGTTTGTTGAAACCCATTGAGCAGCAGTACCTCTGCGCTGTTGCATTCTTGTTGCCATTTATAGTCTCCTTATTAATATTTTAGATAATTATCTTACATTATTTTTAATAATTAACTATATGATCAAATTATACCAGATAATTAACTGAAATTATCTAATGGGCTTCCGCCGTCATAACTGTTATTCCAGTATGCTGAATCATAAAATCCTGCAATTTCAGTTGATGTAAAGATTGAGTCATAGAAACCTGCATCTTGGAACACTGAAACAATAAGTCCAGTTCCATCAATTGCAGTATCGTGGATGTGCTGTCTAAGATCAGCGGTATCTGAAAATGTTGCAATCATAATCCAGTCAGCCTGATCAGTAGAATATACAGATATATGGCGTGATACTGTATCAAACCACAACTGCCCATTTACTGGATTTGCTGGTGCTGTTGATGCTGGTGCAGCAACTGCTCCTTTGCTATCTACATAAAGTTTTGTTGTTGCATGTGTATTAAGAGTAGGGGTGGCAACTGTAACAGTTCCGCCAAAAGTACCGCCTTGGGCTACATCTAGCCCGTGCTTTACCTTAAAGTCTCTATTTGTAGTTGCCATCCCTAGCCTCTTTTCCTAATTATGCTTTGATGTAAGTCTTGCTTACCTTAACGGCAGTGTTTGCTGCTGCTGCAGTAACTTGTAGAAGAACATCTGTACCTGAAAGTACAGCGTTTGTTGTTCCTAGTTCACCATTGCTTTGTACATCAGCGTACTCTGTTAGGTAAACATTGTTTGCGCCATCTACGGCTACAAGAACTTCAATTACTTCAATGTCGCCACCAGCATTTTTCAATTGAACAATATACTTAGCAGCAGAGTATGTTGCTACAGCAAATGTGTCAATTGTTGTTGCTGAAGTGCCAGCAGTTGCAGTTGCAGAACCTGTGAGGGTATCAGCAAATCCAATAGATGTTGCAGTTGCTGCGCCAAGTACTGGAGTAACAAGAGTTGGTGTGTTAGCAAATACTAGACCACCAGTTCCTGTTTCGCCAGTTACTGCTGCTGCAAGGTTTGCAGATGTTGGTGTTCCAAGGAATGTGGCTACGCCAGTTCCAAGACCAGAAACATCATTTGCAATTCGTACTGTAAGTGTGTTATCTGCACCATTGATTGTCTTGTTTGTAAGAGTCTGGGCTGCTGCTGTTTCTAGTGTACCGTTTAGATAGAATGCCTTACCAGAAGCAAGGTTAATGTGCTCAGAGAATGTCCATGCATCAGTTGCATCTACCCAGTTGATGGTCTTGTCTGTAGCACCCTTAAGTGTAATACCACCACCGTCAGCGCCTGCATCTGTTGGAGATGCTACTGAACCAAGTGTAATGTTCTTATCGTCAATTGTGATTTCTGTTGAGTTAATTGTAGTTGTTGTACCATTAACTGTTAGGTCCCCTGAAAGAACCAAAGATGTACCAGTTGCAGCACCAATGTTTGGTGTTACAAGTGTTGGTGTGTTAGCAAAAACAAGTGCTCCAGTACCAGTCTCGTCTGAAATTACTCCAGCGAGTTCTGATGATGAAGTTGCAGCAAAAGCGCTTAACTTGTTATTTGTAAGAGCAACAGTACCTGTAGCATCTGGGAAAGTTACTGTACGGTCAGCAGTTGGATCTGTAACTGTAAGTGTTGTCTCAAACGCATCAGCGGTTGCACCTTCAAGAACGATTGAACCATCTGAAAGATAAAGACCTGAAACTGTTGGGCTTGTAAGTGTCTTATTTGTAAGTGTCTGTGTATCAGTTGTTCCAACTACTGCACCAGTTACTCCGTGTACTCCAGTAGAAGCACCTGTGTGAGTTGTAAGGTCTGATGCTGAAGCCTTAGCAGCAAGATCAGTAGTAAGACCTGAAACCTTAGATTGAGCAATCGCTGCTGATGCATTAATGTCACCGTCAACAATTGTTCCGTCTGCAATCATTGTGCTTGTAACAGTTCCAGTATCTCCAGTAGTTACAAAGTTAGCATCTGAAAGTGCAGTGTTAAATTCTGCAGTAGTTCCAGTTACTGTGTTTGAAGCAAGTGATATTGACTTGTTTGAAAATGTGTTTGTTGAAGATGCACTAACTGTAATGTCTGTTGTAAGTGCTACTGTACCAGAAGCATCAGGTAGTGTAATTGTACGGTCTGCTGTTGGGTCTGTTACTGCAAGAGTTGTTTCAAAGTTATTTGCTGTAGCACCTTCAAACTCAATGCTTGAACCAAATACGCCAACTGCTGCTGGTGCTGACCACTCAACGCCGTATGTTGCGCCTGAGTTTACTGTAAGTACTTGACCGTTTGAGCCAACGCCAAGACGTGCTACTGCATCATCTGCGCTACCAACAATCAAATCACCTTTAGCGTCAACGACACCTGCTGTGATAATATTCTTTCCATTAACGGTTGCAGTTGTACCTTCAACTACTAATCCCGCTTTTACTCTAAAATCTTTTGTTACTGTTGCCATCTTTATATCTCCTTAGTTAGGCCTTTAACCCAATACGCAAATAGCGCAAGGTTATTGGTGTTTGCCCACCCACTGGAACTACAGTCAGTGAAACTGTATCTCCTGCTCTAGACACGGAGATGGTGCCAATATTCCCATCATTGTCTACTGTTCCATATTCGCTAACATTTACATTTGTATTATCAGGAACAATGGTTAATTCTGTGGCCCAGTATTTATTTGCGCCGCCAGAAGTCTTTTTAATTGAGACCATGTATTTTACTGATCTCCATTCACTTGCCAAAAAGTTATCAAAAATTGTTGAGTTTTCAATGCCGTTAATTGTAACCTCATTATTGCCATCTGAACCAAGGTCTGTTGATCTTGCAGAGGTACTGTCAATCAAATCTTCATAGTTTGTTTGACTTGGACGGTCTCCAGTTTGAAACAGAGACTTAATGCTTGCAATTGATAATTTAGCCATGATTGAATTATATCACATATTTTAAAGTATATAGTTAGAGAAGCCAATAACTTGTAGCGGAATTGCGGGTATGTTACCAAGGCTAGTTGGAACCTTTATTGCTGTAAATCTTATTCTAAATGGTAGTACTGAATTTATATTTACCCCACGATTTGGTTGGGTAATTTCTACATTTGGGAAAGAAACTCTTTCAATGGCTTTTGTAAAAACTGGGGTATTGTTATTTATAACAACTGTTGCCATTAGTTTGTAACATCCTCAAGGAGAGTAATCTTCCCTTGAGCAACTGTCCAAACAAGTGTGTTCTGTGGAAGACGTACTTCAATATCAAAAATATCATTTGTTCGCAACTGTGCAGTTTGGGCTGCAGTTAGGTTAACTTTAAACTCACCATCAGCATCTTCTAAATCTTGTGCTGGGTTAATAGTAAAGATTAGTGTTGCGGCATCTGTAATTACTTGTGGGGTAACAGGGTTTGTTGGTCTTTTAAACTCTACTTCTATAGTCCAGGAAGGGATGTTTAATGGTTGCTTGGCATCATCTGTTAGATAAACCTTAAAAGAGGCTGTATCGCCTTTTACGATTGTCCAATTAACAAACGGTGGTGTCTCACCAATATCATATGTAGATGCGCCTTGACCTCTATAAGTTGCCATTATGCTAACCCTGCTTTCAGTGATCCCCAAGAGCCGTTGCCCTTTGGTTGTCCAACTAGTAATATGCCTGTTGTTGCATTTTTCTTTAATACTACTGCTACTGCTCCAGAACCTGTTGCTGGCCGTGTTGCTGTTAGTCCCCCGTTATTTGCAACATATAAAACATTACCAACATTATACGCATTTGTATTAACTCCTGAAAATACACCAGACAAAACAATAACACCATCAGCACTATTTGATATTGCTGCTTTTGCCAAACCTACAAATGGAAAAGTTGTCAAGTCGTCAGAATCACATTTTGCAATTGTTGGTTTTGATGTTCCATATCCAGAAATATAAACTGGATCTCCTTTAGCAATTGAAGATCCACTATTGTTAGTAACTTCAAGGGTATGATAAGAAGGACCTACTGTGCCAATTAATGTTTCAATTGCCTCAGATAATGCTTGAATATCTTCGTGAACATTTACTGGGTCGCTTGAAAGCGGGTAAGGAATTCCATAAGTAGTTGTTGATCCTGTAGCCATAGTCTTTCTATTATACCACTTTGAATTATAACAAATAGGTAACAATAATAGAAAAATATCAAAAGTTTGCTTTTAGGGGCCAAATCATGTTATACTTATACTATGCTACCGCAGGGTAGCAATTTTGCTCTAGGAGGTTTATATTATGAGAAGAGACAAAATGGCTTGGATTGGAATCCTATCATTGGTTGGAGTTCTGGCACCCGTCAGTAATTCTGCTAATGCGCTAACAACTGCAACTGATAATAATTTATTGAATAATAAGTCTTTGACTGCCCCTGCCGACCTCAAGTCGGCTTTTTTGGTTTCTAAACCAAGTAATAAGGTAATCTTAGCAAAATACACAAATGCTGTATCTTTGAGTGACTATGACTTAGTTCAAATGTTAAAGGCTGTAGGTTTTACAGGAAAAGGTTTAAAGACTGCTTGGGCTGTTGCTAAAGCAGAATCAAACGGAAGACCTTTTGCTTTTAATGGAAACGCTAAGACTGGAGACAGTTCTTACGGGGTATTCCAAATAAATATGATCGGTGATCTAGGACCAGATCGTAGAGATAAGTTTAACCTAGATACTAATGCTGAGTTATTCAGTCCCGTGAAAAATGCAGAAATTGTATTTCATATGACTGAGGGTGGAACAAATTGGAAGTCTTGGAAACATGCCAAGCCTGTTCAATACCAAAAATGGTTAAAGAAGTTCCCTAAACGATATCTTTAATACAAAAAAATAACCCCTGCCTTAATTGGTAGGGGTATTTTTTTATTGGTTTAAAATTTAATTAAATAGATTACGCCTTGTGTTCCTGGGCCTCCATCACGACCACCTGCGTTATCTATGCTGCCACCGCCGCCGCCAGCACCATATCCTGATCCGCCAGTTGCACCACCATTTACGTTAGATCCTCCCGTGCCTCCAGTGCCAATGCCTGAGCCTCCACCAGATCTAGATACGTTTACTCCACTTGCTCCGCCTCCACCAGTTGTGCCTGTTTTAACAAAAGTATATTCTGGAGCAGAAGATGCCGTTCCGTTTGCTCCACCACCATATCCTGAATATCCTCCGCCTGCGCCAGATCCTGTTCCTCCAGTATTTGCAGTTACGTTTCCAATAGATGTTGATCCTCCGCCACCTGCACCAATTACTACTGCCGTGCTTCCAGTTAAACCAACAACACCAGAAGTTATTCCACCAGATGCACCGCCACTAGCACCTACACTGGCAGAACCAGTTCCACCATTAGCCCCACCTGCTACGGCAACAACATATGCTCGTCCTGTATCTGTATATGTTTGAGAGTTAGTAAGTGTAACCAATGTTCCTGAATTTGCTGTTGTTATTGCACTACCTGTTAATTGAATATTAACAACTATGTTTGATCCAGTATTTGTAAGTACAGACACACTAGTTGCTGGTGAGGCTAAATTAAATGCTACAGTGCCGCTTGCTGTGACTGCAGTTCCTATTAAAGAATTATTACTGCCAAAAAATGAAACTGTAGCAATTGTTGAAGACGCACAAGTAATGGTATATGTTCCAACAGCAAAAGTGCCTGTTCCGTAAGTTAAAGTATATGGAGATGCAACTGATATTGTTTTTGCAAGCGTGTCTGAACCACCTGATGCACTACTTGCTACTGGAAATACATTTGTTGCCATAATTTCTCCTATATAATAATCATGTTAGTAGTTGGATGTATACAACTCCTGCGGTTCCAATTCCGCCTTGACCACCAGCGGCGTTACCACCACCGCCTCCTGCGCCTCTACCAGATGCTGCTCCACCGCCAGAGTTTCCTCCACGGCCAATACCACTTCCTCCTGGATTTCCTCCACCAGATCCACCTCCAGTTGTACCAGACACTGCATTGTTATAGGCAGAAGCAGTAGATGCGTTGCCACTACCTCCTGCAATATCTCCACCATTACCACCAGAGGCTGCTCCAGTAACTCCGTTAGTTCCTCCTCCGCCACCGCCAAAACCACTACCGCCACCACCGCCATTGGCAATTACTGCATTTGTGTCAACGGTAGTTGTTCCACCACCATTACCACTAGATCCATAATAACCGTATACTGGCTCACCTGTGCCATAAGTTCCAATTACTACTGGTGTTGATCCATTAAAGTATCTTATTGTACTTGAAACTCCGCCAGAGCCTCCGCCGCCTGCATGTGCTGGGCCACCACCGTATTCTCTACCACCGCCACCGCCACCGCCGCCGCCAACTGCAACAACAAAACCAGTTCCAACTCCTGTATAAGTTTGAGAAGAAGTTATTTGAGTTACTGAACCAGCAGTTAATCCTAATTTTGTAAGATTTATAGAAGAAAGTTGTATATTAATTTCAATATTTGAACCAGTGTTTGTAAAAAAGATTATTTTTGTTACAGGTGTTGTAATATTGTAATTAAGCACACCACTTGATGTTACCCCTGTACCTAAAAATGTATCACCATTAAAGAAATATATTGTTGTTACTGTTGTGCTTGTGCAAGTAATTGCATAATACCCTGCTTGTAAAGATATATCTGCACTATAATATGTATTTGCAGCAGTTGCTACAGTAGTTCTTTTGATTGTGTCTGGTCCAGCAGTAGAACTAGTTACTGCTACGGGAAATACTGTATTTGCCATTATTTATTAAACTCCATACAATACATAGACCACACCTTGTGAACCAGGTCCACTATCTCCAAACCATCCATATCCACCTCCACCAGCACCATATCCTGTGCCACCACCTGTGGTTGAGCCACCAGTTCCAATTCCAGATCCTGCGCCTGCGCCACCTACTGCGCCACCGCCACCTGTTGTACCACTTTTAACAAAACTATATGTTGGTGCCGAACTTGCGTTACCAGCGCCACCACCAGTATTAGCATTTCCTCCATTTGGAGCAGTGCCACCGTTTCCACCGCCTGGAGTTCCTCCTCCACCACCGCCACCACCTGAAGTATTCCAACCACCGCCGCCAGCACCGCCACCATTTGCTGTTATACTTCCTAAAGAAGTTGCTCCTCCAGCGTTACCTTGTACAACAGATCCACCATTATAGCCACCACCATTGCCAGGTGCACCAATGACTATGTTTGAATTTCCATTTAAATAAACTATACCTGAAGCAACTCCACCTGAACCACCTGCTCCTCCTCTAGGACCATTGACGTATGCAGGACCGCCACCGCCACCAGCACCTACAACTACAACATAGGCTCTTCCCGTTCTGGTGTAAGGAGATTGTGATGTTGTTATTGTATCAAGTGTGCCACTTGCGGCATATGTTAAGGCATTTCCAGTTAGTTGAATATTAATAACAACGGCTGATCCAGTATTTGTATAATATGATATTCTTGTTACTTCAGTTGCAATATTAACAGAAATAGTTCCTGATACAGTTGTTGCTGTTGTAATTAGTGAAGATCCTGACCAAAATGTTACTTCTACGTTTGTTGAACTTACGCATGTTATAGTATATGTCCCTGGCGTTAAAGTTACATTTGCACCATACATAGTGTTGGCACTTGCCGCCACTACAGTTTGAGCAATTGTACTTGGTGAAGATGAGCCAGATGCTGCTGCTGGAAAAACGTTTGAAGCCATTAGTTACTCCTTATGTATATACTGATATTATACACTACTATTAAATAAAAATACCTTAAACCATATAGGCTGGGGTATTCTTATCTTAAAAGAATTAAAAAATTTCTACACCTGAGATGTGGAAGTTTACAGTTGTTGCTGATGCAAAACCAGCCACAATCTTGGTTGTAGCAAGAACCTGCTTCAAGTCAAAATATGCGCTTGAGTTAGCAGCAATAGTTGATCCAGACTGCATTGCAACTCCGTCAAGTGTAATAGTAAATGTTGCTGAAGTTGCTGCTGTGTTAGTAACTACAATATTTGTAATTACCGCAGTTGTTGATGCTGGAACTGTATAAAGTGTTGTTGATGATGTTGCTGCTGCTGTTCTAGCAAGAGCCTTAGTTGTTGTTGCCATTTATATTACCTCTTCTTTAGCCGTGTCCCCGCTTTTATCGTAGGATCACGTATATTCTAATTATACACTATTTTTAATATTTAAAACTTAGGCTTCTGGTGTAAATTCATCCCAAGACTGTGTTTCGTCATTCCAATTATAGAATTTTCCTTCTACTTCTGGCATAGGTGTTGGTGCTTCCCAAACCTTTGACTCATAGTTATAAATCCATCCTGTATGTGGTGATGGCATGATATAAGCATCTGCTGTAGCATCCCAATACCAGTTAACTCCTAGTGGGGCTTCATCTGTATATTCAATACAGGTCTTTCCTGTAACTTGTTGTGCGACTTCTACTGAGTCTGCAACGATTGTGTTAATAACTGTCTCGTTATCAATTACCGCATAATTTGCCATTATTTACTCCTTGTTTAGTAATGATAGGTTAAACTATCTTTGGTATTATTATACCAGATTTATTTTATGTATTGTAAACTACGTAAACCACTCCTTGAGTTCCTGCTGCTCCTGGTTGTAGAGTACTGTTCCATGATGCTCCACCGCCACCGCCAGCACCATAACCGCTGCCCGCAACAGCAGGACCACTTCCCGAGCCAGCGCCATCTCCACCTTTACCACCAGTTCCTATACCTCCAGAACCTCCTCCATTGCCACCTGCGCCATTTTGATATGCACCACCACCACCGCCTCCAGTAGTTCCTGTTTTTACCCATGAAGCCGCAGAACCAGAAGCACCTCCGTTACCACCATTTGCGCCAGCATTACCGCCACCCGATGGGGGTGTTGGACTTCCAGGACTTCCACCATTATTTCCTTGGCCACCTGCACCACCAGCGCCGCCAACTGCAGAAACTAAGTTTCCAAAATTTGTTGTACCACCAGAATTGCCGCTTGCTCCTCCTGTATTTCCACCATTTCCTTGTGAACCAATTGTAATATTGACGGGTGCTGTCATTAAAAATTCTGAATTTGTTACACCACCACTTGTTCCTCCTGAAGCACCAAAACTTCCATAACCGTTTCCCCATCCTGCACCGCCACCAGCACCACCACCAACTGCACAAACATATACATATTTACCAGACCTATCATATGCCTGTGAAGTTGTTAAAGTATCAAGAATTCCTGATGCTGCTATAGATACTGGACTACCTGTTGCTTGAATTGTTGCAGATCCAGAGTTGGCACTATGTCTATAAATAATTGTATCTACTGTAAAGGCAATATTAAATGTTACACCAGTTGTTACAGAGTTTGTGTAGGTGGATGAAGTAGATCTATCTGCAGCAATAAATGTCATTGTCATGGTGCCTGACGGAACTGTGATTGTGTAGACTGCGGGAGCCATATTTACAGTGCCTTTATATATTGTATTAGCAGTTGTTGCAGTAATAGTATTTACAAGTGTGCTTAAACTTGTTGTTGACGTTGATGCTATTGGAAAAACATTGGTTGCCATCGATAACTCCTAAGTATGATAATTATATTATATCACTACTTATACTCTTTTATAGTCCTAAACATACCCTTATAACGGTCAAAAAGTTTGGTCTGTAGTTCAGTAGTAATATTAGCCTGATCAATAATATCAGAATCTTTTCCAATTTCCATTTGCCAGGACTCTCTTTTAAATGGGATTACTTGTGCTATTGGGGTTCCTTTTGGAATAAGCCCTTCAAAATTAGGGTCATTAATAACCATAGGAAAATTTATTGGGGCAGAGTATTTATCTGTATCTACAATTCCAGGCATAATTGTAAATACTGATTCCCTGTGCATTGGCTGAATGATTTGTGTAGAATACCCCTTTGGTGTTTTAATAGACCAGTGATTAATCCATTTTGGGTAAGCATGTTCATTTTTAGAGGGATGCAGTGGGGCTTGCTCTATTGGATGAAAAGAAACAAGGTTAAAATTAGACCACTCAAACTGCTGCATCATTTTTGTAGGCATATCTTGAATAGGTTCTTTGGTTTGTGCATCTACAGCAGTTGCTTCTTTAAGAGATACCCAAACATCGGCGGGAAGCAAAATTAAATATCCTGCTGATATAGCATCAAATACTGGCATACAACGTTTTATAGTAGCCTTAGTCCCACCATCACCAGTTGGCTTCTTTTTTCCACCAATATAAGATTCTGTTTGTTTATACCATTCTGGAACCATTGTATATGCTGGTACTGGTTTTAATAAATCTTGGTACCCTGAAGTATTTGTAAATTTAATATTTTGCGTCATAGTTAAAGTATAGCATTAGTAAAATTAAAACTCAATTTAAGAAGGCAATTCCCAGAGTGCTGTCTCTTCATTTAATATCCAAGAAGGTCCTGGTTGTGGTGCTATAAATCTATCATTTGTTTCATCCCAAGTATATCCAGGTCCAGCAAAATTCATTCTGAATCCTCCACCTCTTGCATTATAAGAAGTTTTAATCCAAGTTCCACCAAGATTATCTAATAGCCATTGGTATCCCTCATCGCCATTAGGGTCATTATTATCTCCCGCTGTAACACGTATAACAATATTGTTTTTATCTACTTCTGCCCAATGTGACATTTTATACCGCCGATTTCAAATAACGCACAATAACAATTCCTTTTCCACCAGGCATGCCTCCGCCAGTTCCTTCGTATCCAGAGCCACCTCCACCACCGCCAGTATTTTCTGTACCTGCAACTCCATTGTCTCCAAGATAGTCGGGTGCTCCTCCGCCAAGACCACCTCTACCTCCTCCGCCAAGACCGCCAGTTCCTCCGCTATAACCAACCTGAATGGCTCCTCCACCACCGCCGCCTGCAAATCTTCCACCTGATCCAAACAAATCTGAAAATCCAGCCCAATATGAACCTGCGCCACCATTGGCTCCAGGTTTATAGTTTGTTGTTCCTATATTTTGACCTTCGTTAGCACCTTGTGATGAAGGACCTCCTCCACCACCACCAGCACCACCTGATCCAGATTTAGTGTCTCCACCCTTTTGTCCTTCTTCTGGAGTATATCCACCAGAGTTACCATTTGCACCAGTTAAACTTGATCCACCCGTACTTCCTGCTCCACCTCCAGCGCCACCTACTTGAGGACTATTTCCATTGCCTCCACCCATTCCTCCACCCGATGTTGAAAGTGAATTAAAACTTGAAGGATTTCCATTTGTAAAATTGCCACCACCTCCTACAACAGCAGCATATGTATTTGCAGTAAGTGTTGCTGATGATTTTCTAACGCCCCCGCCTCCGCCACCACCAGAAGGTCCGCCTCCGCCACCACCTGCTACAACCAAATATTCACAAGCAAGTGGAGCGCCAGAAACAACTAAAGATCCATTACCAGTAAAACTTCTATAAAAATATGTTGAATCAGAAGTAAGAGTTCCTCCAGAAACAACAGAAACTGGACCTTTACCTAATAGTCTAGAACCCCCGATAGTAGAACGTATTGGCATTTCTTATCACGCAAACTTTGATTGAGATCCAAGAACAACAAAAGTTGCAGATGCTGTTTTTACAATATTAAATGCATAAACGTCAACACTGCTTGCATTGCCAGAAGATGGTGCTGTTCCTCCAGACCATTTTGGAGTTACAGTATTTCCATCAATTTGAATTACGTTTGGATAGTATGGAGTAGTTCCATTTGTATTCATCCAAACAACAGTTACTGACTCTCCAACCGAAAGCACTGAATCAAGGCTAGCAGATGAACTATATCTAAAGTTTAATGTATGGTTTGCTGAAGCGTTTGTTGTGTAGTACCAAATTGTTGCGGTTTCTGAATTAATATTAATAGTTCCTGTTGCAGCAGAAGCAACAATATTTGTTGTCTCTGTAGGAGATTTTATTGTTGGATAATTGCTTAATGAATCATTAATTGTTGGGCTTGTCAAAATTTTATTTGTTAATGTATCTGATGTTCCTCTTCCAACAAGGGTATCTGTTGCATCAGGAAGAGTAAGGGTTTTTGCTGTAGTAAAAGCGGTAGCAATAGTTCCAGTAATATTTGTAGTACCAGCAACATCAAACTTTATAGCCTTAGTAGCATCTGTATTATCTACAATAGTTGTGGTTGAGTCTGAAAGTTTTTTATTTGTAAATGTATTTGCACTAGTTGCTGTTACTTCTACTGTTGCCCATTCAAGTCCCGTGGCTGTTGCAGAATTTGCTGTAAGAACTCTTCCATTTGACCCAACTGTTAAAACAGATAGAGTATCATTTGCTGATGCTGAAAGAAGGTCTCCTTTAGCATTAAAACTTGTTGCTTGAATTGCACTACCACCAGAAAGGGCACTGATTTGTGTCTGAAGGTTATTAATTGTATATGCTACAGATGGGTTTACAAGGTTTGCAGCAACTGTTTCTGCTGTATCAAAAGTATAAGATCCATAGTGGTATAGGCGTAGGGCAGCCTGAATATCTGCAGCATCTGAAAGACCTGGTATTTTTGTTGGTACTAAAGTTCCAATTGATTCTGCTGCCATTTTTTCACCTCATCAAAATTATACCATAGTTAGATAACTACTGATATAAATAGATGCACCGTTACCTCTCCTGTTAAATTAGACCATGTTCCACTTACTGACTTAACAGCCTTTAGGTTAATAACAAGGTTTGTTCCAGCACCTGCAAGTGCGGGTACTTGAATTGAAGAGGCAACTGGGTTAGCGCCTTCAATACTATACTGAATATTAAAATTAGATGCTGTAAGTGGTGTTCCAGATACAGTTACAATATTTGCAATTGGAACAGTAATTGATGCTGCACCAGCAGTAAAAGTAGTTGTATGTTTTTTTGAATATAAAGTAGGGTTAATGTTTAAAACTTGAGTCCATACATTTCCACCTGGCTCTGATACATATTGATACATATATCCATAGTCGGCTCCTGGAGATGTATTGATATACATATCATAAAGAAGTATATCTTGTGAAAAAATGGTTTGTCCAGATGTTAGTGTATTTGGATCTCCAGTTCCTACAAAAAACTTGCTGCCTCTTTGTCCTGTTGGACCAATATCAACTAAAAGTTCTACAACCTCTGGTGGTGCAAGAACTGTAATATCATCATTTGATATAACAACGTCAGCCATTAAACGGCACCAGCAATATCGTCTGTAACTGTTATTGTTCCAGTGAGTAGCGTAAAAGTTTGAGTATTGCTAGCAATCTGAACGTCATATACATAAGTGCCTGGTAGAAGGTTTCTTCCAACGGCTGAACTAATTGTACAAGTTACAATATCTGTTGTATCGTTTACTGTTGCTGTAGCAGAAACCTGTGTTCCAGATGATCCTCTTTGGTTAGCAATAACAAATGTTCCAGTGTAACCTGTTAAATCAAAAGATGAACCATCATTTGCATTTTTTGGACGGGCTACAAATTGTGCCGTATCACCACGGTAATAGTTAAAATTATAAGTACTTGGAAATGCCATTGAGATCCTCCTGATCCATTATACCACTAAGAAACCGATATGTACATACCCTTTAACATAATGGTGCTTTCATTATCTGCTCTTGCTTGAATTATTGCACCTTCAGATCTAATCTTTGATAAATCAACATATAGGGTTTGGTTAATAGACATTTCATAAGGATATTTATATTTGAGCATTCCGATATATCCCGTTGGAGACTCAACCTTTGGAATAAAAGTTCTAATCCATGCCTCTGTGCTATTTGTATCAGTAGTAAGCGCTATATCATATCTAATATCTACTCTAGCACCTACTTTTAGTTGTTTAAAATTAATTCTTTGAGTAACTGAATTCCAAAGAGATACCGATCCTTCTGGAAGAAACTTTAAAATATTGTTATCTATATCATCATCCATTAAAACATCTACCCAACCATCATCGCCTCTATCGGGTCCTAAAAATAACGGTTTTTTATTTTTATTTTGATAATATGCCCAACCTGGATATTGGCCTGAAGGACTTACATACCCTTCTCCACCGCCACGACCAGGATCCCCTTTAGGTCCTTGTGGCCCCTGTGGTCCATCCCTACCATCTTTTCCTGGAATACCTCTATCGCCTTTAGGTCCTTCTGGTCCTTGAGGTCCTGCTGGCCCTTGCTCTCCTCGTTCACCTTGAATTCCTGGAACAGCAATATATTCAGTATTGTTAGCCTCTATACTTTTGGTTGACTTTACTGCTTCTGCATACCTTGCTTTTGGAGCATCCATATTTTTTGATATGGCCATGGACTATTTCTTAACTTTAAAAATAGTACCGTTTATCTTTATGATTGGTGGAAGTTTAGTATTTGTATCTTTGATTTTAATTATCATTTAAGATACACCACCCAAAGTATTTCTTGTAGTTGATGGAGAAACATCTCCAAGAACACATATAGTTCCAATTACTGGAGTCCAGGTCATTGTTGTGGCACCGTCTGGAACTATTGCTTGAAGATCAAAAGATAATTCTGCAACTACGGACTTATATTTGGTTCCCCAGTTTTCAGTAATTGAAGCGGGAGCACTAACAGTAATAACTGAACCATCTACAACAACATCTAATTCATCTAAAACATCTGTAGTGGGATCATAGGCTGTAGCAGCAAAAGCCCATCCAATAGTGTCAAATTCTGTAACTTCATCATTTTCAAGAAATGAAACTGTAAATGAAGCATAGTCTCCACGAACGACAGTCCATTGAATATTTGCTGGGGTAGCCCCAAATCGTTCTATTGTAGGTGAGCACATATCATTGATTATACCATAAAATAAGGCTAGGCACCCAAGCGCAGTGGGGTGGGGGTAGCAACTTGGGTGCTAGCATTAAGATTATATCTTATTATTTAAATAAAACCAGGTTATTAATGATTTGTATAACAAAAAGTTATAATATTAAATTGTTATAAAAGAGTTATAAATGGTTATATACCTTATGTCCGTTTTATCCTAAATGGCCAGGGTATTGATAGTGTATACTTAAAATATATAAAGAAAAGAATATACTGTATAAAAGTTTTTAAGATATTAAGTATATATTATATATAGAAGAATTACTTATTATGATCTTTAATATGTTCAATCAAAAGATCAAACACCTTGTCAGTTTTTTCTTCAAGTCTATTAACAGAGTCTTTTAGCGATGATCCAGAATTCGGTTTAAGTTCGCTCAGATAATGTTTTACAAGCCATTTAATTCCAAAAGCAATTGAAGATACAATTGTAAGTATTGCGACGATTAATGAAGCCCAATCTTGTACGGTCATAAGAAGTATTATATCATTATTTAAGATACCATTCTTAAATTTCGGCGGGATACAAAGCGAGCCGAAAATAGAGGGTATCAAACCCTACCCTAGACAATCTATGGGACACACTCCCAATAGTGTCTAAGAATGGCTTATATCCCCAATATAGGCTATAATGGTTTGTATGAGTGATGAAGTTAAACCTTGGAATCTATTTGATGGTTCTCCCCGATCTCCAGAAGAATTAGAGCAAGCCAGACTAGCAATATGTTCTGGCTGTGAGAACTATCGTGCTAAAACAAATCAGTGTAAGTTATGTGGCTGCTTTATGAAGTTAAAGACCAAGTTAGAACATGCTACTTGTCCTATTGGGAAATGGTGAGATATGAGTAAGAAACCTATAACTGTATATTGGTCTCCATATGTTGACAATTTATCAGATCCAGATTGGTCATTTTTATACCCCAAACCAACAACGCTATTTAAAGATCATTTTAAAAACAAAGATCCAGAAAGTACAAACCATTTTTTTATGTGTCCAGCAAGTGCTGTAAAAATGAAAAAAACTTTAGTTTTTCATTCTCCAATGTCTTTTGGATATAACTATGATTTCTCTGATGGCAAAGAAGATTTAAGTTTTAGTGGCAAGACTGGCCTTTTAATGTATCCTGCTAGAGCCAGAATGGTTACTAATGGTCCTAATTTTAAGATTGGATTGGGATATTCTTTCTTTGCCAGCGAAAGCCTAGAGGTTTCATTCACTTCCCCGTTTTTTCATAAAACAAAATATATGGAAAATTGTTCTACTATACCTGGAAATTTTGATATTGGCAACTGGTTTAGACCATACGGAATAGAGATCCAAACTTGGAGTGATAAAGGAAATATTGAGTTTGTTGAAGATGAGCCTTTATTCTATGCTGAGTTTAATACAGATAGACCAATAATTCTTAAAAGATATAAAAATACAGAAACCTTAACAAAATTTTCACATGCATGTATGGAGACTCCACAGATGTTTGGCTTAAACCAATCTTTAAAAAAGAAATATGAAAAATTTAGATCTGTTGGTTTACGTGAGAAGATATTGCATGAAATAACCCAAAACCTTTATGATGAAGAGCCTTTAAAACTATAACAAACCGTTATAATATAAAACCTTCATATCCGATCTATGTGGCTATAGGGTTTATGTGGATATTAGGATTGATGGTTTGATATTTCTATACCCTGGCAAAATCTGAAAAATTATAAAAATTGACTTTTGCTAAAATCTGAATATTTTTCTGAGATGTACGATACACATATTTAAAAATAAAAACACAAAAAAATAGTGAGCACGTATAGAACGCACCCACTAGATCTTGCAGGACTTACTTTGTGCCTTGCACATAACCATTTATCCCAAGCAAATCGCATGTGATTTTTACACGTTGATTAGCGTGTAACGTTGATTTGAATAATTCTACAAAATCTAACGCTTCTTGCTTAGACATAAGTTTTACCTTGCGAGTGTTACCTTGCATGGTTGTTATTGTAATATCTATCATTTATTTTTCTCACTTTCTAATTCTTGAATTGCTTTTGATTTGCGTAGCGCATCCATCGCTATCGCAAGAGAGGAGAGGCGTTGTGCTTCAACCATTTGCTTATATTCATCTAATTTCATTTAGACACCTTCCATTCTGACCACATATCTAAGCGGTCACCACCAAATTCTAACCAAAATCGTGAGATATTTTGCTCACACATTTCGCAGAAAGTAAATTGTTCATCATTGTGAGATGAGATAGCAGATACATGAGGAGTGTGTTCTTTTGGAACACCTTGGCAAACTGTACCTATTGTTATTTTATTTAGTGTAGTCATTTGAGACCACCTTTCTTAGTGAGAGTTTCTCACTTTCTTTATACTAGTAAGTATAGCAGGGGGGTCCGACATCTACTGACTGGTAATGTGTACAAATCGGACATTTGAAAATGTGATGTAGGTCATGTGGATAACTCACGCTCAATTCTGGATGTGATGTGCATCATGTGGATAACTTTGGCCCGGCGCACTCGGGCGTGTCTGATCTTATGTGGTATAAATCACACACGACACGCCGTGTTTGGACTTGACTTTTTGATATTTTTATGTTATACTTCTCGTATAGAAAAAATAAAATAGTGTAATAAATCAGGTCAATGAGCCTAGCAAATAAACCTCCACTAGAGGGTGAGCCTAGCAAATAAGTGACCTAAATCACAAGTCTCACGCTCCATATAGTGAGACTACCCACCAGTATACTAGACAGTAGCGACTTTATCTGTTAGACTTACAGAGTAAGAAAATAAAAGAAAGGAGTCAAATATGACTCACTATAACGAAATCCGCAAGGACATAGCCATAGAGTTTGGCTTAGAGGCTGCAGGATATGCACCTCGTACATATGCGTTGACTATCCGTCAATGCCAAATCCTAAATAATAAATACGGCTATGAAAAAGCCTCAATGATAGTAAAACGCTATCGCTCAATGTTTCTAAATAAGAAAGTAGGTACTAACTAATGGTACAAGTAAAACTAACCTCGTTCAATGGTAACACTAAGCGTATGGAATTTCCTACCGCATACCTCGCTAAAAAATACATAACAGCGCTACCTAATGCGCTACCTAAAGCAATTACCCTGCAAGTAGAGTGCGACGCTCTAACACTATCAGGACATATCAGAGGAGTAAAGTAATGACTATAAACACAGAACTAACAGATGTACTTTCTACATGCCGTCAAATTCGTGGTAATGATAGAGATTCAGGTGCCCACTACTTATTGGGCTACCTATGGGCTACCTTATCAGAAAAGCAACGCAAACAAATTGCTAAAACATTTCAAAATGACCTAAATGAGCAGGAGAAAAATAAATGAACATAAACGCACTATTCTTAGATATCTTTCAGTACATTGACTGGATAAACGAAGCAACAGACTTGAAGGTAATTGATATGCTAACAAACCAAGCAAACATTTTGCTAAACTTTTTATTTTATTTTATTCAGTGGGGGTAACTAATGAAAAAATACACATTTGGCGTTTGGCTAGATATTGATGCAGAGGATGAAGAGATGGCGTTATCTTTATTTGATAGCGTTGTGAAAAACACTTTTGTTTCAGACTCTTATTGTTTTGAATGGAAAGAGGTTGAACAATGAATAATTTTTATCAAACTTTTTTTGTAAGTGGTAATGCACTGCTCTGGTTTTCTTTTGTAACTTTCTTTTCAGGAATTTATTTATTTTTAAAAGAATGATCAAAAGTTAGCCCGGCCCGTTTTCCACAGGCTGTGGATAACTTACGTGTGATGTAATTCACTCCCAGTTTACGGCGTGTCGATTTGACTTTTTTGGATTTGTGTGTTAGTATAGTTATATAAACAATTGAATAATGCCCTAAACAATGTGACCAACCTCACATTCATAATGTCGGATATGTCCGATTTTGGATTTGAGAATGTCGCTCCAAAATGCTATAATGGTAATATAAAGAAAAAGAAAGTGAGACAAACTTATGTCTGCAAATGTATATACAATAGAAAACCTACTCGTAGGGAAAAACTACTATTCCAAAACCTTGCAGGGTGAAATTGTATCTGCACAGGTACACCCTAAAGCCGTATGGTATCAGGGTTGCGAAACTTACCTTGTAGAAATTGCACCCAATAGCGGTTACAATAATTGGGGTCGCAAGACTTATCGCACAGTAGCCGTAAAGGTGGGTGAATAATGAGAAATAGACTAATGAGAACTACTTTCGCTAAGGCTACTCACTATCCCCTCGGCATGATGAACACTTGCCCTTGCGGTCAGGTTGTGTTAGCCCCTGCACTATATCACGAGGGCGAACCATATTGGGAAAACCCTAATAAATGTAAAGAACTATTTGAGAAAGGTCAAAACTAATGGGAAATTTATTTGATGAAATTGCGGGAATGTGGATTTGCGATAATTGCGACACTATTGCTTATGTGTCGGTGGGCGCTGATACAATAAATGTAACACAATGCCAATGCGTACAACTATTCAGAACACCTGAAAACGACTAATAGAAAAGGAACAGAAAATGAAAACAGTAGAACACACACTCCGTTTCGTTACAGAATTTGACGAGACTCACCCAGTAGCACAGCAATTTCTAACACTAGATGAATTTGCACAACGGGCTATGCTAGAAAGTATGCTAAAAGATTTGATAGCGCCAAAGATTCAGCCAATTCTTGACCATATAAATGAAAACGGCACTTATGCAATTCTAAGGGTGGCCGACTAATGATGACTCGCAAAGACTATGTAGCCGTTGCAGAAATTCTTTCATCTTATAAAGATTTGATAGGTGATGAATTTACTTTTGAGGATTTGGTAGAGGATTTTTCTGGAATGTTTGCAGAAGATAATCCAAATTTCAAACATGAAATATTTAGAGAAGCATGTCTAAAAAATAATTTCTAAATAAAAATCCTGAGCAAGATCTAAAACTGCTCAAAGTAAGCCCGGCGTGTCGTCCACAGGCTGTGGATAACCTTACGTACGATGTGATATTTTTCACAGGGTTTGCCGTACCATTATTTGAGAATTACGGCGTGGCGAATAGTATTTGTCGGTGATAGATGATAGGATATTTATATCAACTAAAGAAAGAAGGTCTCATATGAACCTAGATGAATTCAAGGCTCACGTTCAAGCCCAACGTGAAGCAAGCAAGGCAGAAGCCTTGTCGGTACTATCTGCTAGTATTATTGTAAAGAAAGAAGGAAACTAATGGATACTTGTATTGCTTGTAATGAGAACGCCGTAAGTGTTACCGAACTATATTGCTACCCTTGCTACCTTGACCGAGAGGCAGAAGCGATGATAGACTATGCTAATATCAACCAATTATTTCTAACAGGAGAGGCACGATAATGGATTTCTATGACGACTACTATGAAACAGATATGATACGCCCAGATGCTAAAGATTGCTATTGCACTAATCATTCAATTTGTACCAACTGCACGAAAGGATATAACTAATGGAATATAACTACTCACTAACTATTGCCTATGACGGCGAACTTGTATCAACAACACGAAGCGCAGATATGCTAGAAATAGTATCTGCGTGGAATAAGTGTGTGGACTTTGGCGATGCTAAAGAATACGCAACTTACAACTTGTCTGACCCTATTGGTAAAATGTACACTAAGACTTTTTATCGTAATGGAAATGTGAGCGTAAAATAATGGAAGAAACTTATTGTGAGGAATGTCTAAGAATAACTAAAGACGAAGACTTTCATTACAGATTTGAACGACCAGTTTGCCAAGAGTGCGTATATGCACTAAACCTAACACCAGACATAGCAGAAGGAGCATACTAATATGGGATCAGTAACAGCGCTAGGAATTCAAGATACAGTCTTAGACTTAGAAACTCAGATACTTTATCACCTCAAGGGTAATCACTATCCACCAGTCCCCGCAGAAATGGTAAAACCTTGCATCGAGGCTATTGACGCATACTATGAGGAAGACTATGACCGAATGATTGATATGCCTATGGTAGGGGACTTTCAGATT